CGAAATCGCGCGCGGCGCAAGATATGTTCGAGGAAATCAAGAACGGACTTGTTACGAAAATGTCGTGGGCTTTCCGTGTATCGGAAGATAGCTACGACCGCGACACACGCACACGCACGATCTTGAAAATTGCGAAGGTTTACGACGTTTCGGCGGTATCCATTCCGGCGAACGCCGATACCGATATTTCGGCACGATCCTATTTCGACGGAGTGATCGAGAGGGAACAGCAGGAGCGGCTGGAACGCCGGAAGAAACTTTTGAAAATCAAACTTATGATGGAGGTTTAACACAATGAGAATTAAAGAAATCGAAGCCCGCCTTGCGGCTATCAAGCAGGAGATCGAACAGCGCGGCGACGCTATGACCGCCGCAGAGATTGACGCGCTGGAGCAGGAAACCACCCAGCTTACCGAAGAGCGCGCCGGACTGATTGCCGCCGCCGAGAAGCGCAACGGCATTCTTGACAATATCGCGAAGGGTGCGGGCATTGTTTCCCGTTCCTTCCAGCAGAACAACGGCGACGACAACGCCGCACCCGATGATCCCTTCGGTACGCCTGAATATCGTTCCGCGTGGCTGAAAAACATTCGCCGCCTTCCGCTGAACGACGCAGAGAAGCGCGCATTCAGCAACGCCAGCGGCGCGGGTGCGGAGGTTATCCCGACGCAGACAGCGAACGAGATTATCAGCAAGGTAAAGACGCTTGCGCCTATGCTGAATGAAGTTACCCTTCTGCACGTCAAGGGCGCTGTAAAGTTCGCGATCGAAGGCACGAACAACGCCGCCGCGATCCACACCGAGAACGCAAGCATTACCGCCGCCGCTGACACGCTGACCACCGTTTCCCTTTCCGGTTACGAGATCGTCAAGCTGGTTCAGATTTCCGATACTGTAATGACTATGAGCATTACCGCGTTTGAAAGCTGGATCGTCAATATGCTGGCGGAAGCTATCGCCCGCAAAGTCGAAGATTTGCTTATCAACGGCACGGGTTCTTCCCAGCCGAAGGGCGTTGACAACGCGAACACTTGGGGCGCGACCAACAGCGTTACCGTTGCAAAGACGGGCGCACTTACCGCCGCAAACGTCCAGACGCTGATCGGGCTTCTGCCTTCCGGCTACGACCGTAACGGCAAGTTCGTTATGAACAAGAAAACCTTGTTCACCGACTTTATGCCGTTGCAGGACAACAGCAAGAACCACATTGTAACCGTGCAGAACAACGCGTACTTCGTGTACGGCTATCCCGTTCTTCTGTCTGATTACGTCGCGGATCACGAAGCCTTCTTGGGCGACTTCAAGAAGGTTTGCGCGAACCTTGCTGAAAATATCGGCGTGAAGAGCGCCTACGAAATCGACACGAACAGCTACAAATACAGCGGTATTGCGATCTTTGATTGCCAGCCCGCAATCGGCGAAGCCTTCGTGAAGCTGGTAAAGGCGGGCGCGTAATGGAGGGTTGAACGATGATGCTTGACAAGGTAAAGCTGGCTTTGCGAAAAACAGCCGCCGTATTTGACGACGAAATCGAAGATTACATTACTTCCGGTATCGCTGATCTTCGGCTTGTCGGTATCAACGTTCCGGAAAATGCGGGATCGTCCAGCGAAACGCTGGGCGATCCCCTTTTAGACCGCGCAATCATTCTGTACGCGAAATCCGAAGATAACTTCGGCGGCGAAGGCGAAAGGCACAGGAAAGCATACGATTACTTGAAATGCGCCTTGTCGCTGTCTGACGAATACACGGAAGGCGGTGGCGGATAATGGGCTGGAGAGATCAAATAACGCTGATCGCGCTTTCCGAACCTTCGGAGCGGACAAACGAACACGGCTTCCCTACAAGGAAGCCGGAAACGGCGACAACGGTTTTCGCTGATAAAAAATCCGTAGGGTATTCGGAGTTCTACAAAGCGGAAATGGCGGGACACGCCGCCGAAATCAAGTTCGACGTTTACGCAATGGAATATAGCGGGGAAACGATCGCGGAATATCCCGTTTCGAGCGGGAAACGCTATCGCATTCTTCGGACGTACATTCACGACGACGGAGAGCTTGTGGAATTGACGCTTTCCAGCTTCCCCGAAGCGCAGAGCGCCGCAAACGCGGCGGGAGGCACGACGGAAGGAGGCGGCGGAAATGGCACGGTTTAACGTTGTGGGGCTTGACGACCTACAAGAACAAATGCTTCAACGCGCGAAAATCGCGGAAGAGGCAGTACCGGAAATGCTGAAAGCTGGCGGCGCGGTAATGCAGGAAGCACAGCGGGCGGAAATCCGAACAATGTTCCGGAGCCGCCGAAGCACAGGCGATCTTGCCGCGTCGATCGTTGTTTCCAAAATCAAGGAGCGGGACAACGGGAAGATGGTTGAAGTATATCCGGACGGGAAAGACAGGCACGGGGTACGGAACGCGACAAAAGGCTTCGTCCTGCAATACGGACGAAAGAATATGCCAGCGCGCCCGTGGTTCACGGCGGCGAATACGAAGGCGGCGGACGCTGT